TGGATTTGGAACAACGGTTTAATTAAAGAAGCTGATATTTCAGAAATGAAAGAAAATATAGAAAATAATAGTCGAAAGAATGATACAAATGCAAACAGTCTAGAGTTTGCAAAATTTCTTCAAAAACTATAATTTTATAAATAATAATTAACAGAACAAGGAGATAATCCCCATGGCGAATGAACTAGATAAAACCATTGAGGAATTAGAAGCTGAAGTACTTGATGAGCTTGAAGAAGCTAATGGTGCGGATGCTCCTATGAAATCAGCTGGTAAAGCCGATCCAATGGAAAAAGTAAAAGGTAAAACACCTGGCGGTGAAATCGAAGACACTGGTGCTGCTGTTGTAGACCCAGAACAAAAAGATGCCCCTGCCAAAAAGGTTGCTGCTAAAGCCAAAGAAGTTACTGGTGATGCACAACAAAAAGGTGAGGGTGCACCTGACAAAATGCAAAAACTTGCTGCTGGCCACGAACCAGATGGTGAGGAAGAACTTTCCGAAATGGAAAAAATGGAAATGATGCAAAAAGAAATGGCCAAGATGACAAAATCTGAGATGGCTGCCAAAATGCAAGAAATGATGAAAAGTGCTAAAAAAGAGCAACTCATGGCTATGTACAATGGTATGCAAAAAGAAATGTCTCACAAGGAAGAAACAGAAGAAGATAAAGCTAAATCTGAAGCTGTTGAAAGTCGTTTAAAAACCATTGACGTTTCCGAGCATGTTGAAGCTCTTATGACAGGTGAAGGTGATCTGTCAGAAGAATTTAAACGCAAAGCAGCCACCGTTTTTGAAGCTGCAGTAAAATCTAAAGTACGTTCAGAAGTAGAACGTATGGAAGAAGACTATAAAACTGAACTGGAAGAAAATATAAACACAACAAAAGAAGAGTTGACTGAAAAAGTTGACACATATCTAAACTATGTTGTCGAAGAATGGATGAAGGAAAATGAACTTGCTATTGAGCGAGGCCTTAAAGGTGAAATTGCAGAAGATTTCATTTCTGGTCTTAAACAGCTCTTTGAAGATCATTATGTTGATGTTCCAGATGAAAAATATGACGTGCTTGAAGCACAGTCAGAAAAGATTTCAGAACTAGAGGCTAAATTGAATGAAGCAATTGAAGGTACTGTTCAATTGAAGAAAAACAATGCATCTCTAGTGAAGGAACAGGTTGTATCTGAAGTATCTTCAGATTTAGCCGATACAGAAATTGAGAAGTTTAAATCACTAATCGAAGATGTAGATTATTCTGATGAAGAGTCTTATCGTGAGAAGTTGGGAACTTTGAAGGAAAGTTATTTTCCTAAGAATGCACCAGTAGTGAGTGAAACTATTGATGATGTAGACACTGGCACCGCACAGGACGTTAGTAGTTCAGATTCAATGGCAGCCTATATGACTGCAATTGGTAGAACTGTTAATAGTGCAAAATAACTTAATTTTATAAATAGTAGAAAAATATAAGGAGATACCAAATGTATCAGACAGAACATCTACAAGAAAAGTGGCAGCCAGTCCTTGCTCATCCTGATCTTCCAGAGATCAAGGATAGCTACAAGCGGGCGGTCACTACAATCATTCTTGAAAATCAAGAAAAAGCTATCAGAGAAGATAGACAATTTATGACAGAAGCAGCACCTACCAACTCATCATTTGGTGGTAATGCCTCTCTAGACAGCTGGGATCCCATCCTTATCTCGTTGGTAAGACGATCCATGCCAAACCTAATTGCATATGACATCTGCGGTGTTCAGCCAATGACAGGGCCAACTGGTCTTATCTTTGCAATGCGTGCACGTGCAGCATCTATGGACGGTGCAGAAGCTCTTGCTGATGAACCATCAATGTTGTCTAACCAAGACGCAGCTGGTGATACTGGTGGTGGAGACATCTCAGGAACTAACCCATCAGTTCTTAATGACAGCCCTGCAGGTACATATACAACTGCAACTGGTATGACAGCAGCAGAAGGTGAAGCTTTAGGTGATACTACATCTGATGCATTCGCTGAAATGGCTTTCTCAATCGAAAAGCATACAGTTACTGCTGTTACTCGTGCCCTTAAAGCTGAGTACACAATGGAACTTGCTCAAGACCTTAAAGCTATTCATGGTTTAGACGCAGAAACAGAATTGGCAAACATCTTGTCAACTGAAATTCTTGCTGAAATCAACCGTGAAGTTGTTCGTAACATCTACGTTTCAGCTGTTAAAGGTGCTCAGGTTAATACAACTAACGCTGGTATCTTTGATCTTGACACAGACTCAAATGGTCGTTGGTCAGTAGAGAAATTCAAAGGTCTTATGTTCGCAATCGAGCGTGATGCCAATGCTATCGGTCAGCAAACTCGTAGAGGAAAAGGTAACATGATCCTTTGTTCTGCAGACGTTGCTTCCGCTCTACAAATGGCTGGTGTTCTAGATTACACACCTGCTCTTAATAACAACTTGAATGTTGATGACACTTCAACTACATTCGCTGGTGTTATGAATGGTCGTTACAAAGTGTATGTTGACCCATATTCAGCCAACGTTGCTGCTGCTCAGTACTACGTTGTTGGATACAAAGGTACATCACCTTACGACGCTGGTATGTTCTACTGCCCATACGTTCCACTACAGATGGTTCGTGCGGTTGGTGAAAATACATTCCAACCAAAAATTGGTTTCAAAACTCGTTACGGTATTGCAGCTAACCCATTCCACACAGGAACAGTTGCTGCAGCTGCTGACGGAGCAATCTCCATCAGTTCTGCTACCAACAAATATTACAGAAAAGTTAAAGTTTCTAACCTTATGTAATAATAAAAGTTGGGATAACCAACTAACTATAACAAACTTAGAGAGGGGATTTATTCCCCTCTTTTTTTATGTGATAAAAATTATCCCCAACTTAGAACAAAAAAATGTAAAAAAAAGGTTGACAACACTAATTAACTATGTTATATTTAATGTATAGAAATTAAGAAATAACTCTTAATAAATTAAAACTGAAAGACTTTATTATGACTATACATATGATGACTCCCGAAGAAGCAAATAACTTTATACCAACTTTGACTCACAATTCATGTAAGTATCCTTGGTATCAATGTGAAAAAGTAGGAGATACATTTTTTATTCCTCGTACAGACTTAAAATCTGAAGATTATCGCCCGCCCGTTCCTGAGAAGCTTCGTGCACGAAGTTGGGCATTTAAAATAGAAAAAGGTACTTCTAATGGAGTAATGGGTTTAAGAGTAAAGCGCATTAATTAAATATTTAAAGAGGAGATTTATTCTCCTCTTTTTTCTTTATAAATAGAAGTATGACAACAATTACTTCGCCATTAAATAGACAACCAGATTTATTGGACTATTCAAGCCCAACACAGTTTAGGTTTGTAATACACCAACTTCCAAAAGTTGAATTTTTTACTACAGCAGCTAACATCCCTGATTTATCTTTAGGTGAAATGGTTATACCTACACCTTACAAAAGTATGCCAATTTTAGGTGACCAAATTACGTTTGGTAATTTATCAACTTCATTTATTGTTGATGAAGAGTTACAAAACTATAGACAAATTCATAATTGGTTAATTGGTATTGGTTTTCCTAAAAGTAAACAACAGTTTATTGATTTTCGTAGAAATCAATCAAACACACCTCAGGCTGGTGCGGGTGGTAACAAAACATCTGGTAGAATGCCTGATATAGGTGATGTTGGTAAAGCTGTGGCAGACAAAGCATTTTTCTCTGATGCAACTCTAACAATATTATCAAATAAAAACAATCCAGTGGTAGAAGTAAGATTTGAAGATGTTTTTCCAGTAGCATTAAGTGGGTTAGAATACACTCAAAATGTAACTGATGTTGAATATTTAACAGCAACAATTGACTTTCGTTACAAATTATACGAGATAGTACCTATAACATAAAAGGAGAGGTACATGATATGGATATTAGTATGGTTACAATTAGGAACAGGTAAAGATTTAGAATATTATCATGTAGGAACTTTTAGTGACAAAGGTATATGCGTAGAAGAAATGACAAAAGCCGCAGTATTAGTAACTAATAATAACTCAACAATAGATTGTATTCCAATTGAAGATGTAGTAAAAATTAATAATGATTAAATGATGGAGTAATAATGACCCTTGATGAATTGAAGCTTGAAGTTCAGGCTGATTTAAAAGTAGATGATGAACATTTAGATACAGAATCCTTAAAAAACCAAGAAATAAAAGCAAAATATTTAGATGTAAAGTCTAAGTACGAACTTCTTTTGTATAGAGCAAAAGGTGAATACAAACGTATATACCGCGATAAGTGGGAATATTACGGTGGTAAAGCTGATGCAAAAGTTTATGTCAGTAAACCATTTGATATTAAAGTTTTAAAAACAGATTTAAGTGTTTATATAACATCTGATG